TAGAGAGAGCGGTATATTCAGACTTCTACCAGATGATCTTGCCCCAAGCGAAGCGCAAGAAGAGACCGTGTTTGAGGTGCGGAAAGTCGTTTGTGTCCACCAGTCTGAGGGCTTGCGGCAAATGTCTGCAGATTACTTCGCGAAGTTCTCTACGCTCTGCCTCTGTTTTTGCGTCTTGAGCGGGATTCTTTATAACGAGTTCGTGAGCGAGCTGGAAGCAAGGCGACCATCGCGAGGACGAGTAGCGAGACGATCAGCAAGGAAGCGAAAAGACTTTGACCCATTGAACCCCCTAGGCAGCGACCCAGCTTTTAATCATCGGCCAAGGTACTTGATTGCATAAACCTACTGTGCCTTTCAAGTGTCCCAGAGTGGCGCTCAAGGAGAAGATCTTGATGATGGTCGTGTGCCTGCTTCTTTTTAGCATTTCGCTTTGTCTCTTCGTGATCGTCTCTGACGGTGCTGACGCGCTCTTTTATGACAGCATAATCAGAGACGACAGAGCTATAAGTTCCGACTATGAGGATTACTAGAGTGACAAGGGCTACAAGATAGCCTTTGTTGCTCTTTTCCTCTTTGCTTTGAAGCTCCGCGCAGATGTTGAGAACTTGCGTCAGTTGTGAATCTTCATCTGGCAACGGGACAGTCCTCCAAAATTTGCTTGATAGTATCCTTAGTAAAAGGTTTTGTAAATAATTTCGCGTTCGGGCATTGAGCTAAAAGCTCTGAAGCTCCAGAACTGAGGCTTGTCAAAAAGTAAAAACGGCCAGCAAATCCAACTGACTTAAAAAAGTCATACACCTGCGTGCCGTCGATGTCTGGCATGTAAACGTCACAAATCACAACATCCGGCAAGGGTCTGCCATGCTCGAAATAACGCAGGCAATGCTTGGGAAACAAGAAACTGAGGATGTTGGCATGTGGACAGATCTTTGCTATCCACTTGCGCCCAAGGTTAATGATCTGTGAACTGTCGTCGATAATACAGACGTTGATATTTTCTTTTTTTAAGAAGTTGAACATTATCCGCGCTTGCTTGCGTTGAGTCCTGTGATGACGGTTCCGATTTGAAATGCAAGAGGGTGGAGAAGGGCGTACCCAACTCCCCCGGTGGTGATAGTGTAGATTTTTGTTTGCTCTCTGTCGATTGTAAAGAATCCCCACAAAAGCTGCAAAGTCTTGGGCGTTTCGTTTTGGTCGAATGTTGCGAGTTCAATGCTGGGGTCAACGAAGCAGATGATTGCACAGATGCAGTATGTAGCCACAAGCAAACAGAAAGCGAAAGCGAAAGCAGGACGAGAAGTGATTTCGCTAACATGATCTAAAATCTGCCCTTGTTCCTGTGCTTGAATTTTTGCTTTAAGTTCTAGGTCCAGTCGTGCGTTATCGCTTCGTGACTGCATCCAGTCTGAGAAGATACCAAACACAGAGCCAGCAATGCCAGACCCTGCTAAACCTAGAAGCTCAGAGATCATCCGATAGGTAGCACGAAGATGATTCCAGCGGTGCCACTTCCTCCAGTGGTGTTGTCAAATGTGTTGGTATTTGCTCCACCGCCGCCGCCTGCGCCGTTTAATGTAGCATCTCCGCCTTGTCCGGGTGCGCTTGCTCCGCTTCCACCAGCGCCTAAATATGTATCAATTCCATCAATCCAGAATGACGCAACCATTGGTCCACCACCGCCACCATCCGACGAAGCGCCCGGAGTGCCCGATACTGGAGCAAAGCCACCGCCATCTGTGGAAGGTCCGCCGCCAACTCCAGAAAATAAGATCCTGTCTAGATTCCCGGAATTATCTTTAGTATTGCCGCCTCCAGCTCCACCCTTGCCGCCACTAACAGATATTGAATCAAAACTAGTGCTTCCTCCATCACTGCCATTATTGCCCGGAGAGCCACCAGTCCCCCCAGATCCACCAGAGCCACCTGATCCGCACGAATAAGAAAGACTTGCTAGTGGAGTCACTGATATTATTTCTTCAACAAAAACTCCACCACCGCCACCGCCTCCTAATCCGTCCGCCCCTACAGTAGCCTTTCCTCCACCACCGCCACCGCCACCCGAAACAGCTATAACCTTCAGCTTCGTGACGTCAGCAGGAACAGCATAATTTCCAGATCCTGTAAGAACAGTGTATTGAGCACCAAAAAGAGCCAAAGGATTATCCCTCAACTTAAACATGAGCCCCTGTGTGATAGGTGCCTCTGCTGTTATTTCTGGATCAGTGATTACAACGTATGTCATCAGTCTTCTAATTTAACTCCATAAGTAGTATCACATTTATTTAGAGCAGTGATAAGATCGCCAGCAACATCTGGAGCTATATGCGTCTTATAGTGCTCCTTCAGCTTTCTAGCCGCTTCAATGACTGGATAAGCAGCATCAAAGGCTCTCTTGTAGTCTATCATTGAATCTTGTAACTCTCAGTGCCATCTGCAAAGGTGCCGCTATCTGGTGAGATAAAAGCGTATTGTGATTTTAGTGAGTCTGAGGCTAATGTATAGACCGGAAAATCATCAAGGGGCGATTCCGGATTTTTATCTGGAGTTATTAGTCCCACTCTACTGGATAAGTCTGTGCTTTGCAAAGCGTACTGATACAGAGCATTCCCGGGCATGAGCTTTTCACTGACTTGGATTACTCGATACTCTCTAGCAGGGCTTGAGCCGTCTGGACTCTGCACCTGTCTTGTCTGCGCTTTTATGATGTCACCTGTCCATGTGTCATCGTCTTTTGCTGCCATGGTCATAGTGATGACAGTCTTGGTGTTTTTGTAGTAATTGAGAAGCCTTGTGGCAATCTCAAGAGAAACAGAAGCCAGTCCAGTTGGTAGCCACCTACTAAAAATCATCCTGACCTTTTTCTGATCGTAAGCGTCTGGACCTTCAAGCTCAAGATTAGCCGCCACCTTTACAGTGGTAAAGTTCTTTTTCTCATCAAGTGGGAGAGTTGGCAAGCGATGTCCGAACGCGAACCACGTCTGAGAAACACGCGCTTTATCATCACGAGCAACAGCAACAGAATCAGCGACAATGTTTTCATTGTCATTAAATGGCGTCAATTCTTCAAACTTATTAAGAAGTGAGCCCATTTTCACAAGCTGGTCGCGCTCATCCCAGAACCAAAAAACAGTAAGGTCTGAGAGCTCATCTAGCAACTCTTTGATTCCGATAGGCTCAGTTAGTAGAGTCGTGACAAGATAACCACGAAGCCCAAAGTCTACGGTATCCTTCCAACCTGCTATATCAAGAAAGCTAGAATCTAAGCCTACCACCGTTTCAAGCATATACTTTGCCACATCATCAAGGCGCTCTGCATTGAATAAATGGCAGTCCTGCACAGTGGCACCCTCGCCATGACTCACCTTCTCAACTGTCCCTTGATAGACACTAGGCTTAACGCCTCTAACTACAGTTAAATTGTAATTCGGATTAGAACCCGTTATGCTCTCAATCAACATTGTTTCATCATCAATGCGAATGTAGCTCTGGCCTGCATCGTGTGAATCTTTTACATCGTCATCTGTATCTGTTATGTCAAAAGATATCTGAGAATCATCAATCTCAACATCCAGAACCGCGCCACTCTGATTAGGCAACTGCGCTTTTGTGCGATCAGCAAAGCGCAGAATATCCTTGCCGGTTATGCTGACCTTTCCGCTTTTATCTGGCCCTTTGATCGTATCGATAAAGTAAGTCCTAGATATAAAGTTGGAAGCGTCATATGTACCTTCGTCAGTTAGGTAGCCAGTGAAAACACGGATTTCTTTACCCTCATAAAACGGATTTCGAGCTAGTAGCTTACCCCAGAACGTGCCTTGTTCGTCCGGGTTATAGGACCGAGTGTCAACGTAGGGATCAATCCCCTCGTCCGTCCATGGATGATCTGAGAGGCTTATAGAGCACGTTGAACGAACGCCTAAACCTTTGCCGGGCGTTAGCTGTGTTGGTGCAGTGCCTACGGTTAGAACCGTTGGGAATGTTGGCGCGTCTCCTGCTGTTTGAAGCCCGTCTAAACGAACAGAACTAAAGCGATAGGTTTTAGTTGTGCTTGCAAAATTATCAACATCTTGGCAAGTGTTAAAGCAGTTAAAGCACTCAGCCCCTGCCGCGCCTGTTGCAGTACAGGGAGCAACGCCATAGTCATTTGAGCAGTAGCCTAGATCAATCTCAACATAATAGACAGGAGCACTGCCCATACCCTCTTTCTGTATATCGTAGCTCATATAGTGAACTCGTCAGCTACAAGATGGCGCAGCTTCCAACTCACGCTCATCAAGTCACCCGGTCCTGTTACCTTTGCCGGGCTAATATCGGCAACACTGAAGGCTATAGATGTGGGGTGTTCGCTGTAGTTCCAAGCATAGATAAAAGGCAACTTAGCCGAGTGGGTGGCGAAGTCCTGCCAGTCACCACGAACGAAAGCTGGGGACAGATAGGTTAGATCAAGCGTCCCTGTGCGCTCAGTGCGCTTAATGCTGCGCTGGATGATCGAGCCATTCATAGCGATAGTGTTTGAGTATTTCAAGCCGCCTTGAAGCACGGGGTCTGTCATGCCTTGATACTGACCTGTTTCAGCTTCAAAGATAGGACCGACCACAAGCTGACGGATATTGAGAGTCGTGCCTGCTGTGATAACGAAACGGATTTTTCTACCAGTGAGCACAGTCACCTCAGTGAATTCCGTAAGGCTCAGCTTCCCAGCAGGAGAGGATAAGGTAGCAAGTGTGGTGAAAGTGGATGGTGAGCTTTCATACTGGAGCACGATAGAACCCGTCCCAGTGCTGGCAACGTAAGCCGACACAGCATCAATAGCAGTGTCTGCGGTCATCACATAGTCTAGATTCCCAGTGTTGGCCGTAAAGAAACTAAAATCTCTCCAGTCTGTCGCGTTAGCTGGTCCTGCACCGCTTACGGTTGTTCCGCTAAAGGTTGGCGTGATTCCACGAATTGCAGAGTCCCATAGGAATTTGGGCAGTATCGTCATCTAGCTACTATCGCATTCAAGGTCACACCGTCCTCAGTTCCTTCATTTATTTGACCGATCAAGCTCCGGACTTGCTCGCCAGAGAATGATTCACCTTGTAGGGAGATGTCAAAGTTTGTTGTCTGTGTTTGTTGCTGTGCTTCGCCGCCTTCTGCGCCACCTGCAACAGCACCTCCAGCACTTCCGCCACTGCCGCCTCTACTTCCGAACGATGTTGAAGCGATCTTCTGGACATTAGACAAACCAGCAGCAACAGCCACGGCAGCGAACGCCGCGCCAACAGGAGGTCCACCGATAGCTGCTCCCATTTTGTAGTTAGTGTTGGCCGCTTCATAAGTTGAGATGGTTGCATTTGCTATAGCTGCGGCCTTGCCAACTTCAAAGGCTTTCTTGTTTTCTGAATTCATAAGAGAGGCCATTTGTCCAAATAGCTTCTTGCTGACTTTTAGCTTTCCTTCTGCTCCAGATTCCCATAGGTCTTTGATAGCTTTAGCCTGCTTCTCTTCCTCGCTTAGCTCCCTATCCATAGCTTCTTTTTTTATATCAGACATAGTGGCTTGATGGTCAATCTCACGTTGAATCTGGTTATGCTTATTCTCTAGGTCAATCGCCATGCTGTTAGCGATATGCTCATTTTGAGCCTCTAGCTCTTTCATGAATGCCGCCATAGTTGCATCGTTCTGCGTTTTCTCTTTTCTATCAGCTTCTTTTTTTGCGGCCTCCTCTAGTGCTGCATCCTTCTCCCATACTGCCGTTAGTTCTGCCGCGTCTTTATCGGCAATTCTACCGGCCAATTCAGTCATGTCTTTTATCTGCTGCTCTACAGCTGCTGCTTTGGCTTTCGCAATTTGCTTATCTAGTTTTAGCTGCTCCTTATTCTTGGTCAATAATCCGTTGCTTAGCGTCAGCGTCTTGGAGCCCCTCGCCTCTTCTGCATCGTTTATTTTATCAACAAGTTTAACCCTTCTCTGATAAAGTAGATTTAGGGCTGTCTCTGCTCGATGCAATCTTACTGGAGCGGCACCGTCACCTTTGAGCTTTTCAACTAGCTCTTCAGCAGTCTTAACTTGATCGTTCAGCAGCTTATGCTGTTTCTTTAAACCACTTTCGCTCTTGGCAAAAAACTCACCTGCTGCTTTCTCTTGAAGCTCAACGATAGCATCAGTGAGCCCAGTGATGAGAGGCAGCACTGTCACAGTTATATTTTTAGAGAATGCAGAAAATGATGTTGTCATATCAAGGATAGCCTTATTTGCTTTCTCTAACTTTTGAGCTTCGAGACTGCTCATTGCTTCACCAGTAGCAACAACCTCACTACGCATATTCCTAATGGCTTTCTCGCCCTGCTGGAATACTGGAATCATTCTAAAACCAGCCTCGCTCATAAGCTCAGCAGAAGCAAAGTTTTGTTTTTCAGCAGTTGTCAGCTTCCCAACAGCATTAGCTACCTTTATGAACTGCTCCTCTACGGGGATGCCTATAAGTTCGCGCGAAGAAAGGCCGATAGACCTTAAGCCTTCTTCGTACATTTTGTTGCCCGAAGCGGCGTCACCAATGCGCTCATTAAGGTCTTTCATAGCATCGCCAACCTCATCAAGCTCAGCGCCAAAACGCTTTCCTATGGCTGCCATTTGTGACATCGCGGATGTAGATGTCCCTAGTCTCCTAGCCCATAGCTCTGTCTCTTTAGAGCTGTGAATAGTCTTGGCTGTGATTGCGGCTATTGCACCGCCTGCTCCAATGGCTGCAAACTTCAAGGCTCCCAAGGTGGCACGAAGTTTCTTTATGCTCTTTAGCATAGACTTGCTGGCTTTGTCTGTCTTCTTTCCAGCTTTCTCAGCCGAGTCGCCCAGCTTCTCTATTTTCTTTCCAGAATCCTTAGACTCTTTCCCGAAGTCTTCAATCCTTTTGTTAGCCTTATCTAGTTCAGACTTTAGCTCATGGAAGTCTGCGCCAATCTTTACAACAAGCTCATCAAGATTGGGGCTAGCCATTACTTACAAATATCCTTTAGGAATTTAATTAAAGCGAGAATCATCCGTTAAGCTGCATCAGCTGGAAGTGTTCTATTATCTCGTCTTGGTTCTCTTGGCTAGAGCTAGGCCGAATAGGCTTCTTGTCTCCGTAAGTGGAGATGGTCATATAATCTCTAAGAGTGCAGGCCCAAGCATCATCTGGAGAGAGCCCACACTCTTTAATGAGATACCCGACGAAGCGCCACCATTCGATGATGACATCTCCGCCTTCCTCTACTTTTTTTCAGAGTCCTCAGCTTCTTCAATTTCTCTGATTGTTTCTTCTGGAATAAGAGCATACATAAGGAACTTCGAAGCGTGTTCTGCTGCCCTTATCATACCTGCGTTCCGAATCTTCTGACCTATCACCCGGTAGCTAGGCTTATCCCCACCCTTGGCCAAGTGCTGCCCCATCATGCCTGCCCAGATAGCGCCTACCACGACCTTGAACGATAGAGCATTCTCTTCAATCTGCTTGTATGCCACATTAGCACATACGCCAGTCTTATCCTCAAATTCAACCATGGCATCGAAACTGGGGCGAAGCGTATAAGTCTCCTCCCCAATCTCGATGTCAAAAGTTCCGCGCCATTTATTGCTCATAAGTTGCTCCAGTGATTAAAGATTAGGCGAAAGTGATAACGCCAGAGGAATTGAAAGTCATTGAGAAAGTCTGCGCCACGTTAGCAGGTGCGGCGATTTCGTTACTAGGAACATGGAAGTTCCCAGTCACGGTTGAACCGTTAGCGTAGGTGAGCTGATATTTCAAGATGCTATTAGAAAGAACAGCAGCTTGAACCAGTGCATAACCTGCATCGTCAGAAACGAAACCAGAGACAGACATTACAACAGAGCGAACCCCGCCACCGTCAAGAATGTCCTTCCATCCAGAGCTGTTCTTGTCAGTTACGTCCACCTCTTCATTGTTAATCGTCAGAGTATGCTCAGACGTATGGAGAAGAGTCGTGTAGGTTCCACTGCCGGGAGTGGTCTCTACAGCGATTTGAACTATATTTGCGTTGTACTTAGCCATTTTTTTAACCTAAAGCCTCAATTTTACGTTCCAAACATGCGACCTTCAAGGCCATTAATTCATCGTATCGAACCCCGTAGCGGTTCCCTGCTGGGGTGACTAGCTGTTCTTCAGTTACGGCGGGAGTGACCAAGACTTGCTCTGTGACTTCCTCTACCGCTTCAACTGCTTCGACAGCTTTAACAATCACCTCTCCGTCTTCGTTTAGCTCCTCAGCTACAGCTTCAACACCTTCAACTGCTGGAGTGATGATATTAGTCTCATACACAGCAGGCTCTACAGTGACAGTCTTAAACTCGTCTTCCCATTCGTTGAAGCACAGCAGACTATAATCTTCAGCAACCAAACCTTGAGCTTCAAAAGCTGCCTTGACTTCTTGAGCGAAAACACCGAAGTGGATTCTTGCGCCATCACCTTTCAAATCAATAGCATCATTCCACTTGAAGCCTTTGATACTGATAGAATCAACAGCATCGAGAATAGCAGTGGTGATTTCCTCCTCTGTCTTCTCGCGCTCATCTGAGGTATTGATTGTGCCATTTCCAGCGAAAACTTCAGACCAACGGAAAGATGCCTTGCCCAATGACTGAGTGTTATCAGTTCCGGGACGGGTGATTCCTGTTGATTCAATCTGGACCCTTTCGGCTCCATTGGCGTTGAGTGCTAGAGCTCCAGAGGCAGACTCAACAATAAACTTTGTGCCGGATGTTGCTATGCTGCCGACTTCAACACTGTCCTGCTTAAACAGCACAATATCACCATCGTCAGTAAGTCTGTTGAATTGACCAACAGTATTTCCGTCTCTGGTCACACTTAGATGGCCATTATTGTGATTCTCTATGCCTACCGTTGCCACGTTTGGAGAAGTCTTACCAACAAGAAGATTCTGAGACGAGTCGAGCCTAGCGGCTTCAACGTTATTTGTCTTAAAAGCCATATGCCCATTCTCACGGTTAACTATCTCGACTTGAGATGTCCCCATTAGAAGCTCAAAGCCGTTTGACGCTCCTACTCCTGTTGTGTTGTTCGTGACTCTGATAGACGAGTCTGCACCACTTGAGTCATGCACATGCAGTAGTTCCTCTGGCGCAGAAGTCCCGATTCCGACCAGACCGGCTGAGTCTATGCGCATGGCTTCTGAACCATTTATGGCTACGGCAAAGTCTTCAGACGGTCCTGTATTGACCCTCCATGTTGGGGCCGCCAATGACAAGTCAGAAGCCTCAAGTTTACATACGCCTCCGCTTTGAGTGGACAATCTTAGAACTTCTTGATTCACTCCAGAAGTATTTTGCTCATTTACCGTAAGCCTTCCAGTTCCAGAAGCAGTACCAACACCAACATTCCCCGTAGACTGATCCACAACAAACTTATCTGTATCTACAATCAAGTCATCATTGAAAGTAGACGCCCCTGTGTGAGCAGCGCTAGCATTCACCTTAGTGGCTAGATTATCAACGGTCAGATTCTTTGTGTCGTTAGACGCGGCACTGTCTGAGATAGGGATAAGATCACCGCCTGCTGGCGTGACCTTTTGAGTATATGAACTGAGCTTAGGCATTATTGACCTTGTATATATTGGTTATTTTCGTCTGTTATGTTAGCTTCAGACTCGTCCAACAGGAAGTCAGTAAGGGCTCCCATAATGATGGCCTCTTTGCTGCTGAGTGTCACTGAGAACGTCTGAGCTGAATTTGCAGGGGCTCCATACTCCAGATTTGAAGCATGGAAGAACCCCCGTGTTATTTGCCCATCAGCGTAGATAAGTTCATAGTTATGGATCGTGTTATCTTTAACCGCTGTTTCAAGCAAAATAAACTGAGCATCATCTGAAACAAATCCACTCATGGAGATGTTTACAGATTCTACCCCAAAACCTTCGAGCCCTTGCCATCCACTTGAATCTTTGTCGGTGGTATCAGCGGGCTCTGAATTCTTGGTCTGTGTATGCTCTGAGGCGTGACCAATCTTAGTGTAAACCCCTGTTCCGGTGTAGTCCAGATTGAGGGTCATTGCATTGGCAAGGAACTTAGCCATTCTTAAGCATCTCCGATGAGTAGGTTAAAAGTGGCTGTACCTCGATATGTTGCGCCATCTGGCTCAAGGTCTGAATCAAACCGTTGGTAGAAAATCCCGTAGTTATCTCCACCTGTGATTGTGAGCGTCTTATCATGTAAAGCATTGTAGAGTGCATCGCGCACCTGTAAAATTTCCTTCATGCTGGATTTATCTGACCAAACATCGAGCTGCAAAGTCACATTTACATCTGCATCTAGCTTGATAGCCATAGTCTCATCGTCTATCTGCCAGAAGATATGTGGATAAGCTGATTTTTGAGGAAGGAAGTTTCCAATACGAACAGCAGGCACTAGAGCCGTTAGTGCTGAATCACCGACAAGACGGGCTTGAATAGCTGCGATTGTTTCAGTTGAGTTCATTTCTTGCGCTTCTTAGTCTTGGGTAGTGTGCCATTTACAGCTTGAACTATCCGCTTCATAATCTTAGCTTTGTGCTTGTTGAAAGCAGGCTTCATAAATGGCCTAGCTTTCATCTTCATAGTGCCATTCTCAAGCCAGCTGGAATACTTCATACGCGAGCGAACCAAGGCAAAATATTGCTTGGATATAATTCCCGTTCCAGTAGTCACAACGATATTTTTCCATAGATTACCATCCATAATATTTGGAGCTGAGCCGGGAACGGAGCGAACCATTGGTTTACCCTTCCTAGTATACGACTCGCCCGGAGATACTGCTTTGACGCTCTTAACAGCATCCTTCTGAATCCGCAAAGCCCCAAGATTGATCTGCTTCTTTACACTCAGAGCAATGTCCATCGTGAGGCCATTGAAGGTGCTCTGTACTTGGTCTATGCCATCAATGGAGAAGTGAACCCCTCCCACTAACTAGGCACCCCAGACTCAGCAACGATAACCATCCAGACATCCCCGAAATCCAGATTCTCAACGCTCTGAATATTGTAGTTCACACCGTTGTAGATGAGTCTGTTTGTGGCGTCGATGTCTGACCTGTAGTGAGTAGTAAATTTAACCGTTGTCTTGGCTTCAAGCCGTCCAGCTTCTGTGCTTTCACTGCCGCTGGTCTGCTTCATCATGCACCACAGAGTGCCCTCAGAAGTCCATGTTTTATCTTGACCGCCGTAACCATCGACCGCAACGGTTAAACTCTGAAGCTCTACTGGCTCCTTCAGCATCTTTGAACAGAGCTTAGGCATTCATTATCCTGTACTGCTCAAGCATTGGCATAGCGCCGCACTCTTTCGCGCATTGCTCGTCACAGTCACCACGGTTAGCATACATATGCCCCACGATCAAAATAATAGCCCTTCTCAGAGCACTAGGAACGTCTGAGGCGTTATCGCCATAGCCTGCAATGTACTCGATAGAAACACCGTTTTGTGTGCGCGTTCCGGTGCCTAGTGGAATAGAATTATTCTCATTCACTACCATCTTGCCACGCATATCTTCATCGAAGTTGTCTAGGTAGTATGAGCTTGAGGCAATCACAGTCTCATTATTACTGAAGTCATAAACCTTCACCTCAGAAATACTTTGCACTGGAGCAAACTCTAGAACAGCCTCTTCAACTCGATTAAGAATAGTTAATGGCCCTGTGATGGTTCCAGACCACCAAGCATCAGCCATACCGTTGTTTGAGAGGTTATCGTAGTATGCTAAAACTGTTTGTGTGTTGAGTCGCCTGCTTGTGTATTTCTCTGCGAAAATACGAGCGTCCTCGATATATTGATTAAGTAAAGCGTCCTCTGCAGTATTCGTGATACGCAGGGACGCCTTTACTTCTGCCAAAGAGACAGGTTCAATCGTCGGCTTTACTGTTACCTTTGACCGCACGTTTTTTCCTTGTCTTTGGGGCTTTTATTTCTTCGACTGGGGCAAGTGGTTTCGTCTCAATGAGTCCACGTTGCTTTAAAAAGTCATAAAAAGAAGGGCAGCACTCGACCGCCCTTCCTTCTTTGAGGTCAACACAAGTAAGGCCATCCGGGTATGCCCGGACAGTCTTACTGGCGATGGGTAAACTAGGCAACAGGAGCCACGCGAGGAAGGCCGAGTAGTGCTGTTACGCTTTGCTCTCCACCAGTTCCGTGGGTGATGAAGGCGCGTACAAAACGCTTCGTCCCGATGTAACCGATTTTGGCAGTACCACTTTGAACCAATGATGTGTCCTGTGCGCCGATAACGTCAGAAGCAGCTACATCAGAGTAAGAACCGCCGAGAGTATCACCCTCTTGAAGTTTGAAGGTAGATACGGTTGAAGCGTCAGCAGAAGCAACGAACAAAGCGTTGCCGTACTCCAACAGGTCAACACCAACACCAGTTACATCACCGGCTACAGTTTGAGGCTCAACGCTTACTACAGCGCCGAGATTGTTATATAAGTCTTGATTCATTTTATTCTCCTATTAGGCTTGTTTAAGGTATTTCATACTGGCCCAGTTCTTTATGCCGGCTCCGCACCTTTTTCTAAAATAGAAACGGATATTACCGCTTGTGCTTACGGTATACGGATCCTTCAGAACGCTCATGCCTACGCGATCAATGATCTGATAAGTTGAGCGCAAGTCACCGATACCAACAGCTTTGGCACCAGTGGCGATGTCGGGCATGTCTTCAAAGATAGCAGTACGCTGACCGATCAACATGTCAGCTTCACCAGCTTGAAAGCTAGGCTGCCAGAGATAGTTTCCTTGGCCGTCTTTCAGTTTGCGGATATAGGCTTCAGTGTTGCGATTGTACCAGATCACAGCAGCACCGCGATATTCTGGCTGCAACTTTGAGCGCAGGTCAATAATTTCGTCTGAAGTGATTGCTGTGGCTCCGGCAGTGGTTACAGTACCGATGGCACCGCGCTCATATACGTCAGCAGTTGCAGCTTCAGCGCCAGTCATCAAGCCCTGTGGTTGAGCTGGGTCGCTACCAGAGACGAAAGCAGTTGATTCCGCGCGACCAAACTTATCGGCGGCCTTGCTGTTGAGCCACTGCTCAAGGTTAAAATCAGAGTCTTCAAGCAAGTTCTGAGAGATATAGGCGTTTGCATACTGCTCTTTAACTTCGATGATTCCTTTTCCGAGCTGAGGAGTAGAAGTCTCAGGACGAGCTTGGACCTCACCAACCCAACCAGAACCCATTTCATCATCGTCGTAGATGAATTCGTAACGGTTAGTGCCGATAGTTTGAACAGAGGCGAAGCTACGAACAGGCGAAGTATCGAAAACGCGACCCTCTGTTTGACCCATGAAAGTGGGAACGGTATAACCGCCCTCTGTGTCGATGTTGGACTGCATAGCCTTGAGCTCTTTGTCATTCAACTGCAAGTTGGCAACACTGTCAGGCATTCCAGCCTTGGCCCATTTCTTAATGCCAGACATGAAGTGCTCGTTGCTCTTTGCTTCTTTCTCTTCTTCAGCTGCGCCACTCATGCGAACGACTGCGGCTTTAGTTTCGTCTAGCTCTTTTTTGAGAGCCTCTTTTTCTTCTTGCATACCGTTAATGGCAGAATCCATCTTGGCTTGCTTCTCTTCCAATTCAGCGACACCGCGACCTTTTTCAAGGTTGTCTAGGCGCTCATCGTTGGTTTTTTTATACTCGCTCCACGCTTGGCCGAGTTCTTCTAACTGCTTAGATTCCATTGGATTTATCCTTTAAAAATGGAGGTGAGATTACTTACTGCGGTTTCAAAGTCTGAATCATCATTCTGAGCATCTCGCTCAGCGTCTAGCTCTGCTGCCTTGGCATCTCGCACAAGTGCATCATAACCACCAGCCAGAATGGCCTTTGAGGACTCACGAGAGAAACCAGCATCCCGCAGCTTTTTCTCAACTTCTCTTTTACTTAACAAATCATTTTTCTTTACTGCTGTTACGTCTGCTTTCGGATTCATGGCGAATGGTGCCACGGATACCTCGAACAATTCAACCTCGATGAGTTCACGGATCATGCCGCCATTGAATTCAATCATCTCGAACTCTTTGACAGAGTAGCCTATGCTCAGACCTTTGGGGCCAGTGCCACGCATAACATTATGAGCCCTTACGGCGTCCTCTAGCTTAGACTCGCCATTGATCCAGAGCTTGCCTTTAACCTTCAGCCCTTTGGCATCTTCTGACATCTCTAGCCAGTCGCCAATGATATTGCTGGAGTCGTGATAGTATAACAACTGAGGCATTTGTCCTTTGCTTTGCCACTCTTGCAATGACTTAGAGAACGCCCCAGCTCTTACAATGTCACCACCGAAGTCGACGTTCCCAAAGACAGAGCCATAGCCTTCAAACAATCCACGGTCTGAAGTCTGGTCTTCTGCCTTGATTTCAAAAGGGATGAGTGCGTGCTTTATTTCCATGATTTATATTTTCCTAACCATAAGGAACATGTCAAACCGTAATTCCATAAGCGATTGCATCAAACTGATCGACGCCTTGAACGTCATCGCGAACGGTGAAGCGCAGGCAGTCCGTTGAGCCTTTGCGGAGCTTTAAGCCCCACTGGATGCCGAATATATTAGTGAAGTCTAGTACAGGCAGAAAAGCCTCAGATGTTCCGACCACGTTATTAGCTTTAAACGAACTGTTGCCACTACCAAAAGCAGGAGCGCCACCCGATAGACGTATAAACTCGAAGTTGGAGACGAGATTATCATGGATGATAGTCGCGCCAATGTCTTGAGTCACCCAGTCCAGCTTCATCCCATTGGTCAGAGCGCCGATGTTTCCGAAGTTGTTTAGACTTGCACCTGCATCAGCAATCACGACAGAGCACGACTTGATGTAAGTGTCTGCGTTCTGGTTAGCCCTTACAATGAACTCCACTTCGTTGACAGAGCCATCAACGCGCATATCAGAGCTTCCGTTGTTCTCGAAGAACTCACGAAAAGGCATAGGTGATTCATCAGTTTTAGGGGGATGAGTGTGGATAACAACACCTAGAGCCCCCTCTTCGTTTACTTTCGCGGTGCGCCCGTTTTCACCGTCTTTTAGATGAAAATCAACGCTCACTATCTTTGACGTGCATGACTAGTGCAGCGTAAGCAGAGCCGCCAACAGTGGTGCCTTCAATCTTAATGGCCATGCTTGAGCCCTTTTCTAGCTCGATGTTGATAGCAGCGAACAGCCTTGAGTTGTTCGACATATAGAATTGAACCGCATCTGAGCCGCCTGTGACAGTTCCAGAGACTTTGCCTTTATAGGCTAGTGTGGTATCATCGAGAACTTTAGAGCTGCCGAAGTTCCGGTTTACGTTCATATCTACAGGAGTAGCGTCTGTGATAAGGTCGCCGCCTGTTGGGTTAGCTATGATGGTAGCTGTCACCATATCAGCCACGGTTGAGCCTTTGACACCGATTGCAATGGCCTCGATGATACAAGGTTGAGCTTCGTTGTTCTTAAAGTAAATCAGTGTTGAGTCACCGGACACAGTGATGTCACCAGTGTTGATGTTGTAAGCGTCTCCAGTCTCAACTGCCGATTGCGCCTCAGTCTCAGATATAGCGAAAACAGCAGCTTCATTTCTGCCATTTACTTTTAGACCGCGACCCGATCCTGTGTCGTCTTGAATTCTCATAGCTGTGTACCGTTTAATGTAGCGTTGACTGCAACGATGATTTTAGTGTTCGTTATCCCAGCAGGAGGCGTGTATGATATGCCGAGAGCAGCGCCTTTGGGAAGCACAACGATAGTAGAGAAGTCTACAAGCGTCACAGCAGCAGTGCTGGGCAGATAGACAGGAATCATATTATCCTCACCAGATATGGTTGAGCCATCAATACCTTGATAGCAGTCAGCGGTCAATGACTGATTGCTGCCATAGTTCCTGTTCTGCTGATTAGCTGCTGTTGCTGTAGATATTAGTGTGCCGCTTGTTGGATTGCGATATATCTTCAAGATAGGCTGTCCAGCTGTGCCAGTGTAGTCCATGATATTGACCACGATAGAGCTAATGATTAGGTTCGTGTTCTCTTGATTCTTGATATAAAACAGGGCAGATTCACCGCCTGTGATGATGGTTTCGTTTGAGTTAATGTTGTAGGTGTCGCCCGTCTCTGTGGCTGCCTCAGTTAGATTGAGGAAGATGCCAGAAGTTGAGAGCCTATTGTTTGCTGTGACTCTTGCACGGTAGCCTCCACCTGTGCCGTCAACTATTTCATCGCTCATAACTCTTCACCTGTAATAAAACTCAGTTGTTCATTCATTTTCTTCATTTCTTTCAGAATGTCACTTAGATAGTTATCACTTGTAACCAAGCGCCCTAGCGTTGCGTCTACGTTTGAGCGCCATGCAGTAACGTCAAAGTTCGTGCCATCTGCAGCGCGTTCCTCGCCACGATCAAGGCTTAGTTGATTTCTGTTAATACTCAAGGAATATAAGCAGTCGTCTGCTTGGTCCCATCCGCAAAGGTTATGCCGTCATCTAAAGTGAGCTTAAGAACCCCGTCTTTCTTGTACTGTAGGCCGTCTTTCAAAGTTAGAACCTCTGTACTTGGGCTTGAGATGTCGACCAGATCAAAGGCGGCTAAACCTACTGGCTGCAACTTCAAAGATAAAGAGTTGACAGAGATGAATTCACTTCTCGCCTTAAAGACATCAAGCGATTCAAGGGCAGTGAAACCTCCGCCATCTAGGTCATACGAGATATTTACATCTGAATCAGCTAGGGCAGACCCAGCAGCATTTTTCACGATGATAGAGGCTGGTGATATGTTTATGGCCTCAGTGAGCCCCATGTCAGCCTCTACTGTGTTATCACTTGTCGCTGGGGCTGCCTCGTGGGCTTTGATCTGCCAGATACCAGAGCCGTTCAAGTTTCCGGTCCATCTGACTCTCCAACGGGCATGAGAACCGAAAGAAGAGAAGGAGGCAACGTACATAACCTTACTGTCTGGAGACGTGAAGTTAATAAAGTCATAGCTAGCGTTGTGATGAGCCTCTTCCCATGTCGACCCGTTGTAATACTCAACGTAGACTTGGCCTGTGTAAGAAGCGTAGCTACCCGGCAGACTGTATTCGACTTTCGTTAAGTCCTTCGGAGCTGGGAATTCCATCTCAAAATGATGATCGGCTGTCCCTCCCCTTAGCGCCGTGCTATAAGTTCCGTCTAGCACATCAGCGATAGTTCCGATTGCTGGCGTGAAGTCGATAGAACCCGTGATGTCCGAGCTGTCCACAAGAAGCTCAGCAACCATATTGTTCCAGTTGCCAGAGGTGTACTGGATGTTGCTACCTGCGGAGGCAAAGTCTCCGCCGCTCTTCTCAAACAAGGTAGCAGCAGTAGCCATACTTACACCGTTTTCACCGAACCCCGGAGCAGGAGAGATGACGCCGTTACTGTTAGCCCACTCGTCTTCTGTGCGCTTAGCAAACTCAGCTAAGTCTATAGCGAAGTTTTGACCACTGCGAGAGATTACGATTAAGTCACCGTCTTCGACATTGGATAAAGTTATCTCTGAGATTTTCTTACTGCTCATCTTCGAAAGTTATATATCCACCGGATTCAAGAAGAATAGAGAAAGTGTTTTCGAGTAGAAGACAAGGAGGCACCAGAACAAGCACATTCCCTGTGCCAATGTTAGTTGGTGAGATATTCACCAGAACACCACTATACCAGTGGCAGTTGTTCCTGTTGAGTGTATGAGCTTGGCAACAATAGGCAAAATGGCACCTGCTGGAGCGATTAGGCTAATAGTGTCGCCTCCGCTTGTTGTTACCTTTATCACTCCACCAACACCAACAAAGATGGCGCGAGAGTAATGCGCTAACTCATTGCTATCATGTGGCGTCACCTCAAAGCCCTGTCTTGCAGGTGAATTGAGCCCGGTTACTAAACCTTTATAGTCATCCATGCCCATATTCTACCTACTCCGGTTCACTTGCATAGTTCGATGAGTTATATTCTTCTGTCGGAGCGTTGCCGTAGTCGTAGTGTTCACACATCTCAACATCAAACTTGCCGTCTAGCCTTTCGCTAACTTCTGAGAAGGTCACGGTGGTGAGGTCGTAAGCGTCACCCGTTGACATAATCCCAGCATCCAAGCGCCTAGCCTTATCCGCTGCAAGTGCCAGAGCGTCTGCTGCTTTGGCTTCTGATTCTGTGTTGTATATGGCTCTCATACTGTCGGTGCTGCGTCTTTGTAGGGGTGGCCGATAGGCAAACTTGATTCAGTGCCCCACTTCCAAGCTAGATAGCCCTCCATCTTTTGCCGTGTGTCTGTTGTGCAGTTCTTCACGATCACAATTTCTTGATAGTGACCAGTTGAGAAACTATCCACTGCCTTCCTTGACCCGATATATCCGGGCGTTCCGCCGTAAGCAGTAGACGAAGCGTCTGACCAAGTTTGAGTTGCAACAGCAGTGCCATCAAGGAAGCTAGCCGCGCCATTTACAGTGCCATCAAATTTAAGGTCCATAGATGAAACGTGAGTGCCAGAACTATCAACAAGTCCGGTGGCTAGATTCGTGTTTCCAGATGATCGACAGTTGCCAGTATCATCCATCCTCAAGAACCCAACTTCCTGCCATCTGATATACGATTGATATTCTGAGAACTCACCAATCATAAAGACGCAATAATTGTCCCCAACATCAAGCCCACCGATCACCATGGTTTCAGTGCCATCAACAAACACTGAAGGCAAGCCATTTAGTCCTGTCGCGCTGTACGATGGCTGGCGAGATGCTGTACCTTGCAGTGCATTATCACCGTTCCCACTCTTGTCATCCCATCTGCTGACATCTGAGCCGCTTAGATATGGCACGATGGTGTCAGCATCGTTGCTGTCATACCACTTGAAAGTTGTCACATCAGCAGGTGTCCACAAGACTGACGCGCTATCAAAAACAACAGTTGAGCCTAAGTACGCCTTCTTTATCTCAGTCGAACCAAGATAAAGTTTATTGATATCGGTACTCCCTAGCTTCATGCGTCTGTGATGAGGTACAAGGTAGTAGCTACAGGCGTGCCTGCTGCGTGCTCTGCTGTCGTGAGAGATACAACATTCAGCACAACATCAGAACCTGTAGGTTCTCCAGCTGTTGCTGAGTTTATCGTGTTCACATCTGCGCCTGCCTCAATGCCTGCTAGCTTGCTTTGATCGACAGTTGTATAATCCTCTTCTGATAATCCTTTGCCTGCTACCTTGTCCTCTTTGAGGTCCAGAGCTGTTTGTTGAGCTGTAGATACTGGTTTATCTGCGTCACTGGTGTTATCCACTGAGCCTAGCCCTACATCGCCCTTAACCAGCGTCACAGCGCCTGTTTTGGCTGCTACTGAGGTGACTGTGTTCACCTGTGCGCCTGCTGCTATTCCACTGAGCTTACTCTGCTCAACTGTGGTGTAGTCCTCTTCAGATAGACCCTTGCCAGCGACTACTTCAACTTTATCGGTGTTGAGGTTATCAAAGTTGCTGTTGATACTGGCCCGGTCTACACCTACGTTGCCGGTGCCTAATAGTGTGATGATCGTGCTCATGCTGTTGCGGCTAGGTCATTCCAAGTAGTTGAGTTTAAGCTATCCCATGTAATGCCGTTCACTGTAGCATAGTCCCATGTGACAGAGTTGGGATTTGCTGCTTTAGCAACGATAGCGGAGCTGATAGAGTTCAATGTAACAATGACAGAATTCAGCTCAGACGCTATGACAGAGTCATCTGACGCTGCATAAGTAGCCGAGGATGATGTTTTGTTGAGCTGAATCATACCACAACGGTTGAGCGATTGCAGAATTTCATATCGCCACGCACAACCATTTCATCCTCGCCGCTTAGGTTAGTGGTGAAGATGTCGTACTTGTAAATGGTTGGCTGAAAATCTGCGCTGTCTGCATCTGACATATCGAGCTGGAAACTACCAGCAGCTTCAGAGATGATAGCGATTTTCCCATTGGCGATTGAAAACTCTTTAACTACAGCAGTGTCAAACGCTTTGCGAACTTCGCATTTGATGGCATAGCCTGTGATGTCTACGTTAGAACCCTCGCTTTGAATCTGAAACTGCACAAAGTCAGTTGCGCCAATATCAAAGGTGAGGTCTACTGTTGGGGCTTTCATGTTGATATTCTAGTCATTAGTCGTCATCTTCCAAATCTTCCTCTGGTTCCCACGTCAAGACGCAACGGCAGTTAATAATCTGACCTTTTGAACCTGCCCTGTCCTGTGGGTATTTCATATTGGATGTTCCTACCCTAAAAGTCTCTTCTGGCTTTTTCAAACCTTGTTTCTCAGCGTTGCGATGGTCTTTCCTTGTTCTGCCGTCCAGTGTTGCATTCCATTCTTTTAACATTGGAGGCAGTTCCATATCACTGATGAGGTCAAATTGTGATTCACTCACCGCCATGCCTGTCTCTGTTCTGGCTATAGTCCTAGCTCTTGAGATAGGCGATGGCGCTTTATGTCCTGCTGCTGTCACAGTTCCCTCATTGATATGAGGCTCGATGAGCTTGGCTATTTGTTCCTCTCCTAATCCTTCTTCGACTGAATCGCGAACTAGAACCAGTAAAATATTCTTGCTGGTTTCAGTGATAAGCACAGACTCCTTGAACGCTAGCTTGGTGAACTTCTGCATCAATAACCGGGTAGCGTTTCCGGGGTCTTCTGTCGCCGGGATAGGGTCAAAGATAGACGCCTTCCCTTCACGCTTCAGTAGTGTTGCATCAAGATAACGCCTTGAACTTTCTATGCTGGTAAAATAAAGCTCGCCTAGAATGGCCTTTAGATTAGCCCTATGGACCTCTAGACCTGCTTCCATCCTGCCCTGTCCACCAGCAGCATAGTCCTCAGCTGCTTGTCCTGCCATGCGCTCAATCTCGCGCTTTAGCTTAGGCTCGTATGCTCGCTCAATAAGCAGGCGTCTTCTGTTCTGAATGGCTGCCTGTCGTGTTTTTTGGGCTCTAGTGAGCGCCATGCTCACACCCCAGCAGATCAAAAGCCTTCTGCTCTGCTTCATCCCTTGGCATTCCAGAGCGTATCAGTGACTTCGCTACGTTCTCCATTTCCTTCTCTTCTGGAGTGAAGACATCAAGCCCTAGAGGAATCTTGTTAGCGTCAGTCATAATCATGTCAGCGTCAGGCTCGTCTCTTGGTTCGTCACCGTAGAAGCCCCTGATTTCATTAATGGTGTACGCTCCAGAGTTCTGCCTTTGTTCGTTCATCTGGTCGCGTTGTGGCTGCAATGCTTCCATGTCTGCACGGTCATAGAATAGCTCTAGGCTTTCATCAAACTCTGGAACAAGCCAGCGGTTAAGCTCTGAAGCGTATAGATCAAGCACTGGATTGACTGTCTCGATCTGGTGAGCCATCCGCGCTTCTGCGTAGTTCGCATACGTCTGAGAGCCTTCAACACCGATGAGTTGAGTTGGCACTCCGAACACCTCGCATATTTCCTGCTTTGAATACTTAGAACCACCTAACCAATCGGCATCTTTAGGCGTGAGTCCTAGCTGCTGGTATTTGAGTCCACCGCCAAGGATGAGGAAGTTGCTAAGCTTCTGCTTAAATCCACTTTTCTTCTGTAGGTCATCACTCAATTCTTTACGCTGTGCACTCGTGACAGGCTGTTCAGTGCTAAGGATGCCACTAGGTCGAAGGTCGTTCTTCAGCAGGTCATATCGGCTTTTATTAGCTGCATTGAGCTGGTCCCCTGCGCTTGCTCCTGCTTTGAGCGGAGACTGACCGAAGTATGGTTTCTGAGGGTTAGGGTTGAACGTGCGCCAATGTAGCATATCGCTCTTACCTGTGAACATATCGACATCCCAAGTAACTTCACCACGCTGATTCTTGTTGAAGGCATATTGACTTGGCATTCGTGGATTACGCTTGTCGTGAGCTATGCTCATGTTGTACGGCTGCCAGTTCCAAAGCTCTAGCCTCTGACCGCCTATGTGCAGCATCTCAGTAAAGACGTTGCCAATCAGCCAATAGAAGCCGAATGCAGCGGTGCGGAACTCAACACCGCCTTGATCCATGTTCGGCTGTTTAAGCAGGTCCAGAAGTGGATGATCTGTGATTTTCTCAGCGTCACCTTTCTTGCGTAGACTTATCTTTGCTTTCGCTGCGTTCGTCGCGTTCTTATTGACACAAGCGAAAATGGTAGCGTTGAGCCCGTAGCCTTCTTCAGCGTATTTGACGTCGCCCTGCATGCTCCAGTCATGCCTTCCAGCATTATGAACATGTGCCTGTGAAACGGTCGATTTACGTTCTAGAAATTCAAACATTCTGCAATTGTAGCCTATATGATTCCTATGGAAAGGGAAGGCGTCGAGAAGGCCGCCCAACACCTAGATACCGCATCAATCTGATCATCAGTTCGACCCTTATCCTCTATCGTAAACGCTATGGCCTGAGAAACAAACGACTTATTCCACTCCCCCCGAAGCAGCGTTAATTGTCCAGATTCAAGGCGGCTTATCCATGGAGCAGAGCAGCTTATCTTGTCCTTAGTTGTCCTGACATCCCGTATTACCTGAGACTGCATCCTCTTCTCTCTTCTGAGGTCATCAATTAGCCCTATCATCTGAGCATTAGATTCAATATATGCAGCGCATTCATGCCTCTCAATAAAGCTCATTATCTGGTCCTTAGCGTTAGGCCATGTCTTCTTGAACGTCTCTATGTCAACAATCTGATAGCGATTATCTGACCCTCTCACCATGGCACACAAAGCCGTGTCGTCTGCGCTATCCTTCTCCGAAACAGCAAGGTCAACGCCTATCACTTTTTCCCCCTCTATCGGCATATCGTCAATTCTCAGCCACTCCCTCTTGATAATTCCAGACCCTGCATCAACAAATTTCCCATAAGCCTCTTGATCCCTAATGGCTCCCTCTGGAAGCTCAGCAATAACCTCAGCCACTGCCTCTTGATTTAGGAATGGATTATTCTCAGTTGGTATATTGCAGTGATGATAATTTGACTCCCCACCCTCCCCCTTCTTAAACATATCATAATAAAGACAATCGGACCCGTCCTTATCCGTTCTGCCCTTTGGTGTGCCTCCGATATAGACAATACAGTCTTGATAATCAGCGGTCATAGGAAGAACTGCATTGTTCCATAAATACCTGCCCCTATCGCCCTTTAGAATGATCCCTGCCTCATTTATTATTATCCTATGATAACCAAACCCCTCCCAGTTCTGAGGTCTCTCTGCACTACGAAAGTCAATCACAGACTCATTTATATTCATCTCCTTCTTTTGAGCGTTCCAGTTCCATAAGTTCTCATCAAGTTGCTTAAGAACTGGCATAAAATACCGCTCAACATATCTATCAAGGTTGGTGTGAACGGTATCGCCCCACAGCATCCTATGAGCATGTCTCAATCCATGAGATATACAAAAGTTTGCAGCTCCATGAGTGAACCCCACGCGCCGCCCCTTTGTCATCACGCGGTACTTGCCATGGTCGCCAAAAAAGTAGTCGTGCTGGTCACGACTAAACTTAATCGGTAATCTCATGTTCCACTATAACTTTGTTTTCATTGGTTGAATCAATATGCTGCACAGCCTTGCCGTCCACGCGGTCCAGAATCATATCTATGGCCTTTAGGTCTCCGTCCATAGCCTTCCCCTCAAGAACCTGCATAAGCCTCTCAGCTCTGCTCATGTCCTCAGAGTCAAATGTCTCAAGTCTACGGCGTAGAATATCCTTGAATGACTCACCCTTTTTGGGTCGTCCTTCTCGGTTTATGTTGGGGTCGTTCTTAGAAAATGGCATGATTCATTATTGATAGGACATTGTATTCTGCAAACTTCTCTCATATTTTCCACGCTCAAAGGCTGCCTCTAGCTCACAATCGTAGTGCCCTATCGTCTTGTGCTTATGATTATGCTTCATCGTTGCGATGTATTTTGACTTGGTTTTGCACCAATGAACACCTATGTATTTTGAGTTTCCACTCATCCCCTTGTGGATGTTTTGGCCAGTAGTTAAGAATCTCAAATTTGAAATATCGTTATTCTTCTTGTCTCCATCAATGTGATCGACAACTTTATCATCTGGAATATTTCCGAGAAAAGCGCCTGCAACTAATCGGTGGACAAGATATGAATGCTTCTTGTTATCTCTATAGAGATTGACGATAAAGTATCTATTCCCACTCAGCTTTATGTTTCGACCGGGATATACTCTGTTGATATTTTTGCCTCTCCTAGGAAGGCTTCTAATCCTACCAAGACTAGACACATTGTAGAGACCTTCCCATCCACAAACGGGCAACCATTTCTCTTCACTCATAATATTCTCCAACTCCATAAGATTAAGGAGAACCCACGCCCGGGAGTTTTCGGGCTAACACCAAGTCATGACTCAAGGTGCTGGGTCTCCTAAACTACTACAAAACTTGGCGGTTAGTGTAGGTGTTTATCATACAAAGAACAATCGAAATGCAAGAGCCCACCATATCAAAGACATCGCCCAAAGCCCCAATTCAGCTTTAACCTCATCACTCATTCAACATCTTATCCATCATTTTATTAAGCTCATCCTCAAGCTCTTTTATCCTGTCAGCTTGCTTGCTAATCAGCTCTTGATTCCCTTGAATGGTGCTCCTCAGCTGAAAAACCGTCTCCTTGCGGCTGTCTCCTCTAGCG